CTACCGCAAGTCCATTGAGCTGCCGCAGAAAGTGGCTGACTGGATCGCCGGCTGGGGCGGCACCAGCCTCTTCCTGACCGGCGCGATCGGCGTCGGCAAGACCCACACCGCGTGGAAGACCTGCCGCCGCTGGCTGGAGGCGCAGTACGCGCCGAACATGCCTTGGCAGGGCAGCCCGGTCATCAGGACCTACCGGTCGACGGCTCTGTTCGACGCGCTCCGCCCGGACGCCCCGGACGGGGAGGGGCGGGCGCTGGTGAAGAAGCTGCAGATCTGCGACCTGCTGTTCGTCGACGACCTGGCTGCGGCGCGTCCGTCCCCGTGGACGCAGGAGCGCCTGTTCGAGATCTTCGACGAGCGGTACATCAACCGCCGCCCCGTGATCATCACCTGCGACGTGCTGCCCAATCAGCTGTCCGAGGTCACGGGCCCTCGAGTCGCTTCCCGACTCGCCGAGATGTGCGGCACCAGCGTCGTCCGCATCACCGGACCCGACCGCCGACAGGGGGTCGCCGCGTGAGCACCGACATGGAGCTGTGGGGCCCCGACGAGGCCGTTGCCCTCGCCCCCCCGGCCGGCAATGTGGAGGCCGAACGCATCCTCGCCGCGACCGCCATGGCCGAGCCCGGCTGCGTCGACGAACTGGCCTCCGCCGGCTTTGACCCAGCCGATATCGGCGACGAGCGCTACCGCATGATCTGGTACGCCGTCGAAGACCTCACCTCGACGCTGTCGGCATCGGCGATCCGTTGGCAGGCGATCGCCCGCAAGCTTGAGATCTGGCACGCCGAAGGCCGCATGGTCAGCAGGCCGTTCACCGAGAACGAGCTTTCGGACCTGTACATGACAGCGAACCCGGGGGCGGCGGCACACTGGGCCGAGGAGGTCACTCGCGGCGCGCTCGCTGCTCGCGGCCGGGAGTTGAGCGCACGCATGCACGTGACGTTCAACAATCCCGCGTTCGAGCCTGGCCGGGACATCGCCAAGATCCAGGCCGAAGTCGACAACCTGGTCAGGCCGGTTGGCCAGTCGCAGATGGTCGACCTCGGCGACCTGTTGCCCGAGGTGATCGAGCGGGCCACGACGCCGCCCACGCTGGAAGACCGCGTGCCGACCGGCGTTATCGACCTGGACGCCCTGCTGTCCGGCGGCTGGGCTCCCGGCCAGCTTGTCGTGATCGCCGCGCGACCCGCGATGGGTAAGACCACGATCGCCGCAGGCTTCGCCCGGGCCGCCGCGATTACCCACAAGATTCCGTGCGCGATCTGGTCGCTGGAGATGGACCGGAAAGAGCTCGCAACGTCGATCCTGTGCGGCGAAGTGAAGATCGCCCTGCACCACGTGAAGCAGGGAATCGCGGAGGACGCGATCGTCGCGCGGGCCGCCGCGAAGCTACCCGAACTGGCCACCGCCCCGCTGAAGATCGACGACAACCCGTACCTCACGCTGCCCGCGCTACGCGCCGCGATCCGCAACCTGGTGCGCACCTTCGGCCTCAAGGTCGCGTTCATCGACTATCTGCAGCTCATGCAGGCGCCCCCGGCCGAGAACCGGCAGGTCGCGGTGTCGATGATCTCCCGGGCTCTCAAGGTGATGGCCAAGGAGTTTGGCATCACGATCGTGGTGCTCGCACAGCTCAACCGCGGCCCCGAGCAGCGCACCGACAAGGTGCCCATGGTGTCCGACCTGCGCGAGTCCGGCTCCATTGAGCAGGACGCCGACATCGTGATCCTGCTGCACCGGCCGGACGTGTACGAGCGGGAGAGCCCTCGAGCGGGCGAGGCCGACCTGATCGTCGGCAAGCACCGCGGCGGCCCCATGGCGACCGTCACCGTCGCCTTCCAAGGTCATTTTGCTCGCTTCGTCGATATGGCTGCGTCGTGAAGGCGGTCGCCGGCGCGGAAGGGCGCCGCTGCATCGAGTGCGGGTCGCCGGACTTTTACGCCCGCGAGCGGTGCCAGACCTGCTACGGCCGGCTCCGGCGGCAGCAAAAGAGGGCCGGCAACTTCACCCTCCTCGTTGTCCACGGCGCGCCACTCGAGAAGCTCGCCGAGCGGTCAGAGCCGGGGCCCGACGGGTGCGTCCTATACACCGGCTGCCTCACCAATCGCGGATACGGCCAGATCAGCGTCAACGGCACCCAGATGCTGGCCCATCGTGCCATCTACGAACTGACGGTCGGCCCCATACCCGACGGCATGGACCTGGACCACACCTGCCATAACAGGGATCCGAGCTGCATGGGCGGCGACGGGTGCGTCCACCGCCGCTGCATCAACATCGAGCATCTCGAGCCCGTCACGGGCGCAGAGAACACGCGCCGCGGCAAGAGCTGGGCCATCAACGGGACCAAGACGCACTGCCCGCAAGGCCACCCCTACGACCGCGAGAACACCCACATCTATGACGGCCGCAGGTATTGCCGTGCCTGCAACAGGGCCATCAAGGCACGGAAGCAGGCGGCCTGATGAACGAACCGAGCGCCGAAGAGATCGAGCACATCGCGGCGATGCGCGCAGACGGCAGTCTTCGCGACTACCTCCAGCACCTTGCTGGCCGTCGCATCACCCCCAAGCCCAAGCCGGCCCCGCTTGCCGCGGTCCCCGCCCCCGCCTACCGGATCACCCACCCCGGCGGCTGGCCCCTCGGCACCGCAGCCACCGGACCCACCCCGTCGCCCGACCAGTGCAGCTGCGCCCGCTGCGGCGGCAACCCCAACAGCCACACCACCCACCGGCCGCAGGAAGGAACTGCCGCATGAGCCGCCGCCGCAAGCCCACCGTCCGCGTCTTCCACCGCCCCGCCGGCTGGGTGCTGCCCGACTTCACCGACCTTGCCGACTGCACCACCAACTTCCAGCGCCAGCAGGACGGCCGTCCGCTGTGCACCGACACCGCCGTGTGGAAGGTCGTCGAGGACCACGGCATGCACCTCACCATCGGCTTCTACTGCGACGCCGACCTCCCGGACGAACACCGCCACCTGGCCCAACCCCGCCGCCCGTCCCGTCCTGTGATCGCAGTCGACCCCCGCCGGGCTGTGGCGGGGGTCGCACGAAACCGTACCGCCCGACCCCCTGGAGATGACCGTGACCACACCCGCTGCGGAAGCCGCTGGCGCGTACCTCCGCGTGGACGAGATCGGTATCGCCCTCCACGCGCCCCGCGAGACCCGGACGTGGTGGGAGCTCTTCCGCAGCCGCATGTCCGACCGACTCACCACGGTCGCCGTGCGCATGCCCGGCGACCTCATCGACGTCGCCTGCGATGACCGCGCGCACGCCGAGTGGCTCCTCGCTGATCTCCGCAGGCGCGGCATACCGCAGCGGTCGCTCACGATCCGCGGAGCCCGCACCCTCGCCGCCTGACCGTCCGCCCCGTCTGGCTGCCCGCACCCCGGGCAGCCACCAACCCGCTTGGAGCACCCGATGCCTCGCACTCACCAGATCACTTGCGCGCACGACGACTGCGGCGAGTGGTCCGTCACCGCCGCCCTGCAGAACGACCACCCCGCGCAGGTCGCCGCCGAGCATCGTGCCCGGCTTGCCGCCGACGGCTGGACCGATGTCGAGGGCCGCGACTACTGCCCCGACCACACCCCGACCGGAGTTGCCCGATGACCGCCGTTCCGCGTCGTCCGCTGGTGCGGATCACGCCGCGCACCGCGGACATCCTCCGCCGCTGCTACCGGGGCGAGATCCCCGCCGACGTCCTGGAACAAGCCGCGGTCCTCAAGGCCACCGCGGACGGACACCTCGACGCGGGCGGGCGGATCAAAACCGGGAGGCGGCCGTGATCACCCTGACCCTGCGGCAGCGGCGGGTGCTGACGATGGCCGCGTCCGGCCGCACCAACCTGCAGATCGCCCGGGACCTGGGTGTGACCACGGGGTCGGTGCAGCGGTACCTCACCGAGACGTATCGCGAACTCGGCGCGCAGGACCGTGCGAACGCGGTCGCGGTCGCCATCCACCTCGGGATCATCAGCCTCGCCGACATTGCGCGGATCGCGGACGCGGCGGCAGCACGTGCCGCAGCGGCGGTCCTGGAGGCCGCAGGCGCGGCTGTGAGCGCCTCGCAGCCCGCCGGGGCCGTCCGGGACGTTCGAGGCGGCGACAGGGCGGCACGGAGGCGTACAGGGCCGCGCGGAGAGGCTGCGGCGTGACAGGAAGCCGTCAGACGGCCCGGGACACACCCCCGGGCCCGTCACCCCAACCCACACCCAAACGGCCGTCAGACGGCCACACAGCCACGCAGAAAGGCCAACCATGACCGACCAGACCCCCGAGCCGCCGCCGCAGCAGTCCGAGGCAGACCAGCCCGCCACTCCCGCCCACAACGCCGGGCCCAGCGTCGCCGAATGCGCCGAGGCAGACCGCCGCTGGTGGAACGGCGAGAAGGCGGGGGACTGATGACCCGCTTCACCGTCACCTTCAAGATGCGGCCACCCTCCTGGATTGAACGCATCTGGTACTGGCGCATCTGTCTCCCTGCGCCTTTGGCGGTCAGCAGCAGTCACCGATCCGCCGCCTGGGTCCGGCTCCTGCCGCAAACCTGGACGGCCATCCACCGCCGCTACGCACGCAAACGCGGCTACTCATGGCTTCCCTGCACCCTCTGCAACCGCCCATACGGCGGACACCAGTTCGCAGGCAGCATCCCCGACCCCACCGCCGACCACCCCGGCACCAGCATCGGCATCTGCCCCCACTGCACCCGGCAAGGCCGCAGCTGGCGGGTACCCCACCCCATCGAAGCCGTCCTCGACGAGATCTACGACCGGCACGAGCACGGACACGACCCGATGCGCACCGACTGCGTCCAGTGCCTCGCCCTCGACGCCGACCTCCGCGACGCCTTCAAGAACCGCCCGTAGCCCCACCCGCACCAAGGAGCCCGCCATGACCGCCTGCATCGTCGCCGACTGCCCGCGCGAACTCCGCGATACGGAATCGCAGTGGGGGATGGTCATCTGCACGCCCTGCGTCGATCGGATGCGCGCCACCCTCCGCGCCATCCCCGCCGCGCTCATCGTCCTCCGCGAAGGATCGATGCAGCGGGAGCGCACCGGGGAGACAGGACGAGCCGGCACCCGGGAGGCGCCCCTGCCGTGCCGACTGGACACACTCAACCTCATCGGGCCGGCCGCCACCGGAACCGTCCACGACCCACACGGCGACCAGATCGGGCAGCGGGCCCTTGTGGGAGTCCTCGGCGACTGGGTCAGGTTGATCTGTGAAGAGCGCCGCCTCAACGGGCCCGACGCCTGGACGGAGACCGCCCTCGCCGGTTGGTTGCGGGGGCAGGTCACCTGGGCTGCGACGAGGCCCTGGATATCCGAGCTGGCCGGCGAGCTGAACGACGTCATGTGGCAGATCCGCGGGATAGCCCGGGTCGAGGTCCGCACCAGGGCCGTCAGCCGTCCGTGCCCGCGCTGCCAGATGATGACGCTCAGCCGCACCGACCACGACGCCTACACGCGCTGCAGCGAATGCGGCACCGCGTGGACCGACGCAGAGTTGAACGCCGACGCGGAGCAGCGCGCGGCGGCGTAGACTGCTACCGGCCCTTCGGGGTCACTTGGCTGGCCAGGACGTGACTTTGCAAGCCGTGGCTTGGCAAGGCGAGGCAAGGAGAAGGCGCCCCACTTCGGTGGGGCGCCTTCATCGTGTGCAGCTATGCGGCTTCCTCCACCTCTGGTGGCTTCTTGCCGTTCAGTACCTGCCGCACCCACCCCTGCGACAGCCGCATCCGCGCCGCCAACTCCTCCACCGGCACACCACGCGCGTGTGCGGCCCGCAGCGCCGCATTCCGGCGGGCCTTCAACCGCTCGCCCGCTTCCTCGCCCGCGACCGTCCGCTGCAACACCACCGCCAGTTGCAGCAGCAGTCGGCCGATCGCGTCATCGAACCTGCGTTGCATGTAGCCCCCCTGTGTCCGTTGCGCCACCCCGCTGACAGACCACGGTCAGGGGAGTGCAGTGCGGCCACAAGGGCGCAAACCGGACGCACAGGCAGAACGCCCCCAGCCGAAGCCAGGGGCGTTGGGGGTGCGGTCAGGCGGCACGAACGGTCGGTGCGCGGAGAGTTTGCACGCCCGCCTTCCGGGCGATCCGACCGATATGGTTGCGGTCATAGGGCGTGCGATCTGCTACCTCACCCGGGCGGAGGATGCCTTCCTTTAGAAGGTCGCAGATTGTCGCGTGCAGGGCGTCGCGAGCTTTGTCGAGTCGCTCCTGGGCCTCGTAGTAGCGGGCAGCTAGCTGGTCAAGCTCATCGAAGACAACCTTCTTACGCGCGAGTTCTGCGGCTCGATCGCGTCTAGGTGGAGCTGACTGTGGTTGCGTGGCGAATGGACGCCAAGCGCTCGTCTCGACGGCTTGGCGCACTTCGGCGACTGGGTCGCGGTCGCCGAAGTCGAACCACTCACCGTGCGAGCGGATGTCGCCGAACAGCTTGTGCAGCCCGTACTCCATCCCATCCTCGGCGGCGGTGCTCCATAGGACGTCCAGTGGTACGGGAGACATGCAGCGTAGGGCTGACAGGCGTCGACGCAGGTTGGTTGTCCACCCGATCTTGACCAACGTGATGCCTGGGGAGCCGATGACGTAGACCAGTTGCTCGGTCACGCGCCCTCCCGTGGCAGCACGCCCTCGAGGTACTCCTGTACCGGCTCGAACAGGCCGTAGGGCACGTACTCCGGGATCTCGCCGAGCGTGACCCAAGCGACGGCGTCCAGCTCGTCGGCGTCGGCAACGTGCGCCTCGCCGTCGATGACGGAGCAAGCCGTGTAGCTCATCTCCCGCCCGGTCTTGGGGTGGACGCGCTGCCCGATGAGCGAGGCGGACTCGACCTTCAGCCCGGTCTCTTCCAGCGTTTCGCGCACGGCGGCCTCTTCCGGGGACTCGCCGGCCTCGATGGCCCCGGCCGGGAACTGCCAGCTGAGTTCGCCCTCTTTCACGCGGCGGCGGACCATGAGCACGCGTCCGTTGTCCGTGATGATGGCCGCGGAGATCCCCGGCTTCGTGGTGGTGTCGGTCATGCCAGCGCCTCCAAGATGGGCGGGAAGATGCTCTGTTCGGGGATGAAGCGGGTCAGCGCCCTCCGTGGCACCCAGGCCACATCGGCGTTCTCCAGCGGATCTCTATTCGTCGCCTCTCCCATCAGGTAGTCGCAGGCGTGATACTCAGCTATCACACCTGTCGTCGGATGGACGCGCGAGCCGAGGTGCTCGCGGACACTGCACCGGACACCTGTCTCTGCGTGCGTTTCCTCCACGGCCACCACAGCGGGCGACGCTCCCGGTTTCACGACGCCGGCCGGGAACTGCCACGTCAGCGCGTCCGAGCCGCGACGGCAGACGAGGAGCACCTCGTCGCCCCTGACGACGAGGGCGATCGCCACCCGAAGGGCCTGCGCCTCGACGGCGGCCGGGCTGGAGCGGGTCAGGAGACTGAAGCGGCGTTGCACCGATGGGGTCGACCTTTCATAGGCGGTGTCCAGTGCGGATTGGATTTCGGTTCGCGGCACGATGTCCGGCGACGAATGCCAGTTGGCCACCGTGCGGACGGCGACGCCGAGGCGGTCGGCGAAGTCGTCATTCGTCATCCGGAGGGCCTGCTGCAGAGCGCACGCTGTGCGGCCGGTCCACGTGGCGACGGCGTCCACTATTCGCCCCTTACCTGCTCGATTCGGGCGGACTGCATCGGGAGTGCACTGCTGATGCATCGGCGCTGCACTGGTCGGTCATGGCAACTTCGGTGCGGCGCCGCTTGACTCAAGGGCATGACGAACGCCCGGTCACCTGCCCTTGGCGATCTGCTCCGCTCTGGAGCCGGAGACGCCGAGCAGCTCGCCAACCTCGCGCCAGGGCCTGCCCGTCTTGAGTTCGGCGACGATGGCTTTCTCTATCTGCCTACCGATGCGATCCCCGTGGGCCATTGCGTCGCGGAACTCTCGGACCGCGCGGAAGCGCTCGACGAGGTCTTCGATGCTTGCGAGCCGCCCCGTCTCGGACTCGATTGCGGAGGTGAGCGCTTCTGTCATGGACGTAGCGTATGGGCCAATCTCCGACACTTCAAGACTCCCCTTGACAGTGCGGCGTGGTCGGCAGCAGGATGT